CGCATACGATGCATATTCAGAGCAGAAGGACATGGCGGGCAAGACCTACTATGTCATGACTTCGGAATACAATGTCTATAAGTGCCTCCGCGCCAGTGGTCTTTCGCGAGTGATGCCCACGGGAAAATCCACCGATCCTATCACGCTATCGGATGGTTACCAATGGAAATACATCTATTCGGTACCAGAGGATTATCTTGGATTCATCACTCTTGAATACATTCCCGTATACATCGCATCTTCGGCAGATAAGGATCGTCAGGATCAGAAACTTGTTCAGCAGAGGGCAATGCCAGGTTCCATCGACTCAGTTTCGATCAATGCCAATCTGAGTCCGACATTCAACAAGATATACCGCGCCGAGCGCATCATCGCCAGCGGAGACTCCGTGAAGAGCGTCCTTGGTGTCACGGCAAATGTCCGTGGATCGACCTACATCGCAATCAATCCACAGGGAGAGGTAAACTCCCCCGCTTCCGACTATTGGAACGATTATGCGATTCACATAACCGAGGGTGCTGGAGTCGGGCAGTATTTCAGGATCACGGATTTCGTCAAGGAAGCGGATCTTGCAGGAAACTGCTTCTACTATGCCACGGTGTATCCTGAGATCACCCGCGATCTCGCCCCCTCTCAGTCGGAGAACGAATCCAACTACAAGATTGTTCCCTATGTTGTGGTCGATGGGGATGGAGACGATGCTCTCGTCGTTCCCACCACGGCAAGCGATAAGAAAATCAAGGGTCTGTCCATCGTCAGCAAGGGAACGAACTACACATATGCAAAGCCCCGTGTGGTCACAGAGGCAAACAGCGTCGAGATAGGAGACGAGATTGTCGATCTCAACAACTCCATCAGCGCGGATCTCTCCACCCCTCTAGGTCACGGCGCGAATGCCATCAAGGAGTTTGGCTCTTCGGATCTCATGATCATAGTCGAGGTCGATGGCGAGGAAAGTGGAAAGATATCCACCCGCAACGACTATCGTCAGTTCGGCATCATCAAGAATCCCAAGTTGTTCGGCGGTCTTACCCTTGCTGGTGCGGAGGAGGACATTGCATATCGCCTCCTCATCAAGAAGCAGCCGACGAAGGAACAACTCTATACCACCAACACCTTCATCAACGACAACTACATCTTCGGCAAGGAGAGTAGGGCAACTGCAAGGATTCGTGGCTTTGAGCGAATTTCAGGTTCGGAATATGACTATCTTGAAATTTCGAATGTCGAGGGCAATTTCAGGTTCTCCGACGAGGCAAGTTTGAAATCCCGTGTGTATTTCACAAATGCGTTCGCAGGAACTCTTGTCACTGGTGATGATGTGTTCCAATATCAGAATGTCGTGGGACTAACACTCTCCGCTGCTGGCACCTTGCTTTCCTACGACATGGCAGAGAGAAACTTCATCGTGGATACTTCATCGGGTTCCTTTGCGGAGGGTAAGTCGATCTTCTTTACGAGTGGAGACACCATGGGTTCCACCTACATCATCGACATTGATGAGGATTTTGGTGAACTCTTCGGGCAACTTGCCCTTGGCGAGACTGGTGGTAGCGAGTTCCTTCTGTTTGGTGGAGACGAGAACTTCGGTAGAATCGCTGGCATCGGATATGAGCGTAAGAATGTCGAGGATGTCGGTGAGTATACCCTGACAACCAAGATGGTTCTTCGCTCCTCCAGTTCCAACTACACCGATGGTCAAATTCTGGGCAGCAACGCATACGATGGGACGATCACACAGGTCAATGGAACTACCCTGAAGAAGGTGACAGGAACTATTGTGGATTTCGTCGTTGAGAGTGGAAGTGGACTTACAGGAATTCTTCACCTGAGCAATCTCACGGGCAATTTCAGCACCACCAATTCCCTGACATTCATGGAGGCAGGATCGTCCGCAGAAAACGCGATCACTAGCACTTCCATATCGTCCATCACCAATCCCGAGATCGAAATAGGCTCTGGAGAGGTGTTATACATAGAGAATATTAGACCCGTCGAACGAAACTACGAACAGGCAGAAGAGTTCAAGATCGTCATTGGATTCTAGGAGCAAGATTAGATGTCTTCATACGACCCCTCGCTATTCAATACAAGCCCCTACTATGACGATTTCGCTGAGGACAAGAAGTTCCATAGGATCCTCTTCCGTCCAGGCTATGCGGTTCAGTCTCGCGAACTCACTCAGTTGCAGACCATACTTCAGAATCAGATCGAACGATTCGGAAACCATGTCTTCAAGGACGGCTCCCGCATCATCGGTGGCGAAATCTCCACACAGACTTTGGATTTTGTTCGTGTTCGCAAGAACACCATCAGCACCCCCATTTCCACCATTGCTACGGACGATATCGTCGGATTTGGACTAGTTCAAAAGGACGGCAGCGGAAATGTCCTTGTCAGAGCAAAAGTTCTAGACATAGTTCGCGAGGAGAACTTCGATGTTCTCGTCGTGTCATATCTTTCGGGAGATGTCTTCACGGAGGGTGCGATTCTTGATTCGGAGAATCCCGACAAGGTGCTACAGGTTGCCGTCGTCAACCTTGCAAACACTCCAACGGGACGATGCAAGGTTGTGGCAGTCAACGAAGGCATCTACTACATCAACGGCTACTTTGTCAAGACAACCGCACAGATAGAGCCAGCATACAATGTCGTGGATGGGGCTAATGTCTTCACGAATCCCACGGGCTACATGGGGTTCAAGGTCGTGTCCACAATCGTCACGGACAAGGAAGACTTCACCCTCAAGGATCCCGCCAGCGGTAGTTACAATTACAATGCTCCTGGCGCACACCGCTACAAGATTGATCTAGTTCTCTCCTTCGTGGATACTTTGGAGGATGAGGATTTCATCCAACTGGTCGAGTATAGCAACGGCACTATTGTCAAGAAATACGAGGAAACTCAGTATTCTGAACTCCTTCGTCTATTCGCACAAAGGACATACGATGAGAGTGGAAACTACATCGTTCGTCCTTTCGATGTCTCTTTCCGCAATGGGTCTGGAAATACATTCTTTGCGGACATTGGATCAGGCAAGGCATATGTCTTTGGATACGAGTTCGAAACGAAGTTCAAGGAAACTCTAGAGGTTCCCAAGGCAAGAACCCTTGAGTCATACTCCGAGAATACGATTCCAAACTACTACGGCAACTACATCACAGGTCGATACGCACCTGGCTCATGTGGTGATAGATTCAATCAGTTGTTTACGGGAGTTGGCGGTGGATCGGTTGGACAGAACTCCGTTTCTTTCATGGTCTATGGAGCAACTGGTCCTGCCAATGGTGCTACCCTTACAAATGCATACTTCACAGCGTCTTTGGTTCGCATAGAGCCAGCGGACAGCAATATAACAACGCAGGGTGGGGGAGTGCTGACAACCAATGCTCATCTGACTAACATTCGATATCTACAGAGCAATACTGCAAATCCGACTTCATCGGTAAATCTATATCTACTCGACAAGCAGACGAATGTCTCATATAGACTGATGTCAAACATCACGATGAGCGGTAGACTTCCAGTTGTATCTGGTTCGCTGAATCAGTCACTTGTATACGAAGCAAACGGATCTTCGCCCACTACACTCATCAAGAACATGAATGAACTTTCCTATGTTCATGAAGTGTTCCGTGGGTTTGTTGTGAGCGCAGACAACAGACAGCCAACTGTGCCTCTCAATCTTGGTTCCGAATACGATTGGTGTCTTGTCAATGGCGTCGTTCCAAGCGGAAGCGATGTGGATCTGAAGCAGGAGGACGGATACTACCTCGTCTACAATTCTGGAACCGACATCACCATCGGTAGTATGATCAAGGTTGTCGGCACTCAGACCACCGTTCCAACTGGCACCAGAGCCACGGCAAAGATCACGGGAGACGGAGATGCCATCAAATTCACATCCAATCTTCCCGTTGGATCTTACTTCCTTGTTGGCAAGGCAAAGAATGTATCCGAGAACATCACAAGCAGTCCATCGGGCAAGATCAGAACCAAGACCCTGACTTCTGCAACCGAAGTCATCAACAATACCATCACCAATCTCGACACATTCAAGCGAGTGATTTCCACGAATACAAGTGGATCTGTCTACGAGATATACTTCTTGATCGGCAGATCCGATGTTCTCCGCATAACAAGCATACTTGATGGAAATGGAGTGGACATCTCCGACGAGTTCCTCTTCGACAATGGACAGCGCGATGCCACATACGATCTAGCCAGACTCTATGTCAAGCCAGAGTATTTCGACAAGTATGATAGTGGATCCGCATTCACTATCTCCCTTGGATACGATTACTTCACGCATTCTGGATATGGTCCGTTTACCGTGGAGTCGTATCAGGGAATCTCCTACGACAATATCCCCGTGTTCACCAGCACATTGCAAGGCAAGTCGGTCAATCTACAGAATGCAATCGACTTCAGGTATGTCGCGACGATCTCTGGAACCGATCCTGCGGGAGTCCCCATTGTCACCTATCAGAATGGCTTTGCTCCCATGCCTTTCAGCGTGGAGGATACGCACACCGCATATCTTCCAAGGATCGACAAGATCGTTGTGAACAAGAATCTATCAAACAACGATCCTCCGACGATTCAGCGGATCGCGGGTGTTCCAAGCAACAATCCACTCGTTCCCGAGGATCTTTCGGATTCGATGACATTGTTTGTCGCGAGCATTCCCGCATACACTTTCGATGCCAAGGATATCAAGATAGAGACGATTGGAAACTCTCGTTTCACCATGAAGGATGTCGGTGACATCTCGCGGCGAGTTGACAATCTTGAGCAGTATGCCGTTCTCAACAGCCTTGAACTCGATATCGTTTCGCGCAGCCTCACAACGGTCAGCAATGAAGATGCGGTCAAGAAGGCAATCCTTGCCGACACCTTTGATGGACATTCGATTGCCGATGTCGAGAACTCCGATCATCGGTGTGCAATTGATGTCGAGCGCGGAGAACTCAGGGCATCCTTCAAGTCGGACGCATATGAGTTCGAATACACGGGTAGCGATGTAAATCTTCTCCGCACCACCGACAACATCCTGTGCTACAACTACACGAAGTTTGCGACACCAGTTGTTGCTCAGGACAAGGCATCGACAACGATCAAGGTCAATCCATTCGATCTTCCCAACTGGGTTGGCAACATCAAGTTGACTCCCCATGGAGACTACTGGTACGATTCCACCATCCGCCCAATCGTCAAGATCAATGATACGGGATTCAACGATTCGTGGCTCGTCAGCGACTTCAACGACGGATTTGGTTTTGGAAGCCAATGGAATGATTGGGAAAGCATCTGGTCAGGCATCGCATACGAACTTGACGATGCGGAAACCAAGAAGAACGCAAACTACTTCATCAACACGATCTCGTCCAACGCGGGTTCGGTTGTAAAGAGCCGATTCTCCGAGCGCAACAACATCCGAAGGTATACATCCTCAGTCGAGGAGATTCGCTCCTCATATACGGACAATCTCAGGAAGAAGGATTTCTACAAGCCTGTTGCAACCAACACCCTGATCAACAAGAGCGTTGTTCCATACATGAGGAACGATAAGACCTTGACCTTCAGCATCTACAATATGAAGCCGAAGACGAGCGTCCACATCTTCTTTGACAATGTCAATGTCGATGCATATTGCTCTGTTGGTGGAGTAACTGGTTCGTTCACTACCGATGTGAACAACGGATCCATCACCAATATCACATTCGTTCCACCAAGTGGAATGTTTGAGACTGGTGAGAAACTCCTTCGCGTCATCGACAGCAGCACGAACACAATCGACAATGCAACGACGATTGCCGAAGCATCGTTCCATGTTAGTGGTGTCAAGGAAGACGATTTCGCGGGTGTTGTTTCCATTCGTCCCGCGGAATTCAGAAAGCAGACTCCAAGTAGCAATAAGATCGTATCGAACCCGCTCTTCCGTCAGAAGAGTATCAATACGAATTCCTTCACTCAATGGATCGACCCACTCGCACAGACATTTAGTGTCACGGAGTCTTCGTATCCAAACGGATACTTCCTCGACAGCGTCGATGTCTTCGTTGCAACCAAGGATACGCTTCTGCCACTCACGGTGGAGATCCGACCAGTGGTCAACGGGCTACCACATCCAAGCGTGGTTGTTCCATTCAGCACCGTGGTCAAGAATCCATCACAGATCACGGCAAATGCCAACACACCAACTGCGACGAACTTCAAGTTCTCGACACCAGTCTATCTTGCACCTGGCGACTATGCGATAGTGATCAGGGCAAACAGCGGAGACTATTCACTCTTCGCCGCTGAGATTGGTGCGTTTGATCTCACCACCAACGAGCGCATCGCATCCACATTCGATGGTGGAGTCCTCTTCAGGGCACACAACAGCAGCGAGCCTACGGGTGATCCCGACATCGACATCATGTTCAACCTGAACAGATGTCAGTTCAACACGCAAAGCAACAACAGCATCACTCTTTCCCATGTCGCGCAGACCGATACGAACATTGCCAATCTTGTTCAGGTCAATCCATTCGTATTCGTTCCGCCTGCCGTGAACACCAACATTCAGGTTCGTCTTGGCTCCTCCACCTACGATGTAGTTCCATTCAGGAACTTCGATCTCCCAATCGAATATGTCGTTGATGAAACTGCGACACTCGACATGATCGTGACCTCAAGCGTGGCATCCACTGGGCTACTAACTCCGATGATCGACCTCGACAAGACAAATGTCGTTGTTGTCGAGAACATCATCAATAGCAGCAACGACAACACTCGCGAATTGTCCCCCGTTTCTGGTATGAATGACAGCACGGCAAGATACATCAGCAAGAAGGTCAAGATTCCCAACGGCAAGGCAGATCAGATCAAGGTTCTGTTCGATGCCAACCTACCGCAGGGAACCTTCGTCAGGGTATATGCCAAGACATTCGATTCCTCCACCTTGGTGGTATCTGAGGATATTGCGGGATACCGACTGCTGACTTCTGTCAACGACCCATTCCTTGTTGGTGGAACGACATCCTATTCACAGAACAAGTTTGACTTCAGGGAAATGATGTTCCAGGACAGCACGGTGGCACCGACCTTCGATACCTTTGCGATCAAGGTCTGCCTCTACAGCACCGATTCCAACACAAGCCCTGTCATCAAGAACCTCCGTATTGTGGCAGTAGAATGAAATCAGACTACATTCGTGATCATGAAACTGGTGCCGTGTTTCTTGTGAATGAGGAAAAGAGACAGCACATTCTTGATAAGCGGGAGTTTGCCTCGCAGATACAACGGATGAATGAAGAGATAAATAACCTAAAGAAGGTGATCGAAGAGTTGCTACCGAAGAGAAACTGAAATGCCCACAGGTCCAGCAGATATCAATTACATCATCCCGCCCCTCACCTTGTCGGATACATTCTACGAGTGGTATACCCTTACCAACAACGAGATCATCGACAAGTTGAACCGCATCAAGGTATACGAGGTCGCTGGTGATACGGGCATCGCTGTCAATCTCAGCGACGATGGTATAGCCACCGTCTACATCGACACCGTCATTCCTGGTGATCACACCTTCACGGGAAACATCACCTTCGATGGCACGGTCACGACGGTCAATACGAATCTCGTCACGATTGACGATTACAATCTCGTTCTCGGCGCGGTGAACTCAAGTGCCACAGGCGGAACGAACGACGATGAAATCACGAATGCAGGCGGTGGTGGTATTATCATCGCTGGCTCATCTGGCGAAAAGTATTTCCTCTGGAAGGCATTCGATGGTGGCAGGACATACTCGGCATGGCGCATCAGCGACAGCCTTGCGTTTGCGAATGATGCAAAACTCTACTCGGGAAACAACAAGTTCGTCTTCTCCGAAGGTGATGACAGCACTCCTGCCTGTTGGGTTCAGATCATCACGCCATCTTCTGGAGGCACCGTCGATGTTCAGTCGTATTTCGATGCCACAGGAACGACCTACACAAACATCCAATTGCTTGACAATGGTGAGACAAGGCTTCTTGATTCGTCCATCCTGAAGCGATTCACAGGCGTTTCCAATATATCCACAATCGGCATTACATTCGGTTCGGTCGTTCGGCACGATAAGAATACTGGTGGTCTGACATTCGCTCAGGCAAACAATGCTACCAATGCCGAATCCATCGGTAT